CGCAGTAGAAGCCGATGGTCAACATCGGGTAGCCGTCGGCGGACGTGTGCTCCGTGACGACCTTCCACACCGCGGTGTCGGTGCACGGGGGGCGGCCGTCTTGGGTGCGGCGGTAGTTGGTGGTGCAGTCGGCCCAGTCGCTGTAGTCGGGGGCCATCCAGCCGGTGGGGCGGTGGGAAACGTGGATCAGGGGGGCGTTGTGGGTGATGTCGGTCATTGGGGCCTCTTTCGGCAGTAGATGCATGTGCATGGAGGTGGACAGGTGGACAAAAGGTGGACGTGTCCACCCCCCCCTGTCTCGCGTAGCGCGTGAGTGAGAGTAAATGTCCGTTTTGTATGTGTTTATGAGGGTGAATTGAGGGCCGTTTTTCTCGCGACAGGGGGTGGTGGACAAATGTCCACCTGTCCACCTCGGCCGAAGGTGGACAGATGTCCACCCCCCTTGTCCACCTCGATTAGTCCGCTTTGACACAGATCCGGTCCCCCTCCTCGAAGACCCAGTCCCGCGCCACCGCGAGCGCCACCGCCTTCTCCACAACCGGCCGGTCCCGGGACGCCAGAGCCTTCTTCAACCCGCCGTAGGAGATCCCCCCGACCTGCGAGGCGTGCCGGACCACAAGCCGGGCCACACGCTCCAGCGCGAGATCCGCACCCTTCTTCGCCACGTGCGAGCGCAGCTCCAACTCGACCTTCGCGTCGGTCTTCCGCTGCTGCTCCAGAGCGGCCTCACGCTCCGCCCGGCGCACCAGGGAGTCACGCACCGCGCACGAGGCCTTCCACACGACCTCGGCCAACTCCCAGTCCTCGACGCTCACGTTGAGCCGGCCGCCGTCGAGGAGCGCGAACAGCGCGGCGAGCTTGACCTTCATCAAGTTGGCGTGGCCGTCGAGCTCGTGGACTTCGAGTTCGCCGCGGCCGCGGGCGACGCGCTCGCGCCACAGCATCTGCTTGATGGACACGGGGAAGTCGATGTCGATCGGGCCGTCGGGGCGGATCTGCCCGGGGTGGGGGTCGATGGGGCCGGGCCACGGCGGCGGGTCCTCGGGGATGGTGGGGTCGTCCGCCCAGCCCCAGAAGAATCGCTGCGGGGTGCCGGTGTGCGCGTCGGCCAACAGGACGGTGGCGATGGAGGGCTGGAAGCCGGCGAGGAGGCCGAGGCTGTAGGAGCCGGGCGCGATGTACCGGGTGCGTTCCTCGGAGGCGTTGGTCTGGCCGAGGGCCTCGCCGATGGCGGCGCGGCGGAGGGTTTCGCCGAGGATGCTGCCGGAGCGTTCGCCGAGCTTGGCCATGGTCTGGCCCTCGTCGACGTAGAAGAACGCGTTGTGGCGGACCTGCTTGCGGACCTTGGCCATCACGGGGTCGCCCTTGTAGGGGCCCTTGGCGTGGAGTTCGCCGGTCGGCTCGTCGACGGAGCCCATGAAGGTTTCGGCGATGCCTTCGCCGGAGCCGATGGGCAGGCCGTCGCGGAAGTCGTCGTCCGCGGGGTGCATGAGGTCGCGGACGCAGGAGGCGCTGATGGACTTGCCGGCGCCGGAGGTTCCGACCATCGCGGCGAAGATGTTGAGGCTGGCTCGGCCGCCGATGCCGGTGGTGGCGCGGATGTGGTGGGAGACCATGCCGGACAGGCGGGCGAGTGTGGAGTAGAGGACGGTGTCGCCGGAGCAGCCTTGGGAGTGTGCGGCCTGGCGGATGTGCTGGAAGACGGGTCGGGCGTTCCAGAACGTGTCGGGCAGGAGGCCGGGCCGGGCGCCGGTGGGCGTCTCGGTGTCGGTGTCGTCGTTCTCGGGGGGTTCGGTGGGCCAGTACTCGTCGTCGGCCGTGGTGTCGCGGGGTGCGGCGGGCGGCCGGCAGGTCTGCTGGATCCGTGTGAGGACCGGCATGGGGAGGGCGCGTGCAGCTGGTGCGGCGTCTTGGCCGAACGCGGCGCGCAGCACGTCGAGGGTGGCTTCGCGTTCGTCGCCTGCGTAGTGGAGGTGGGCCCACAGGGTGGGCACGGTGAGTTTCTTGCCCGCGGGCTGCTGGCCCACGGGGAGGCCGGAGCGCTCGCTCCAGTTGACGGCGACGTGGTCGTCGCAAACGAGGCTGTAGTCGCTGTCGGGTGAGCCTTCGGCGCCGGTGGGGCGCAGCCACTTCTCCCGTCCGTCCGCCGCGGTGCCGCGGTAGGTCCAGCCCTGGGGTTCGAGGATGTCGCTGAAGGTGAGGTGCGCGGCGAGGATGTCAAAGACGCTGCTGCCGGACGCCGAGCGGGGGAAGCCGCTCGCGCTCCGGGCAGGGCGTGGCGCTGGCGCGGTGCGGCCGGTGCGCTCGTCCTGCCGGGCGCGCTTCTCCGTAGCGGCCTTCTCCAGGATGCGGCGGGCCTCGGGCTCCAGGCGGGCGATGGTCTCGCGCATCACGGCGAGGTCGATGAGCTGGCCGGTGCCGGGGTAGCTGCTGCTCGCGCGGGGCAGGTCGTTCTTGCGGTTGACGGTGCCGGGGATCCGCATGAGCCGGTCGAGGTTGCCGACCTGGGTGTCCCAGGTGCAGCCGTACTGGTAGGCGGCGGCGCCGAGGATGGCTTGCAGGGCGGACGTCATCTGCTCGACGGCGTCGCGGTTGTCGTCGGTGATGAGCACCGGCTCGGTGAGGGTCCACACGGGGTTGCAGCCGCCGCCGGTGTCGACCCAGCCGGACGGCTCGGGGAGTCCGGAGGAGGTGACGATGTCGCGGACGTGGTCGGCGTCGACGGGGTGGGGCATTTCGTCGGGGCCGGGCTTGTGCCCGATCTGCCCGTAGTCGCCGTCGGCCCACAGCCAGGTGAGTGCGTGTGCGAGGTCTTTGCCGCCGCGGCCCTTGGTGGGGTGTTCGCGCAGGGTGGTGACCTGTGCGTAGATGCCCTTGGGGCGGCGGGTGTCGAGTTCGGCGACGTAGCGTGCGGCGGCGGCGATGCCGATCTCGTCGGTGGTGAAGCGTCGTCCGGCCCAGCGGTCTGCGTCGGAGCAGATGCTGATGAGGCCGGGGGCGTCTTGGTAATGGTACGCGAGTGACGCTCTGACGAGGTCGAGGTCTGCGGCCACTTCCGTGTGCGCGCTGGGTGCGGTTGTCACTGGTGCACCGCCGGGAAGTAGTAGGCGCCGTTGTGGGCGCCGATGCATCGGGAGTTGCGAGGGCAGAGCCGGGGTTCGCCGAGGTGGCCGGCGGGGTGGATGTGCTGGTGCTCGCAGTACGGGCAGCAGGTGATGACGAGGTAGAGCAGGGGTCGGCCCTCGGGGTCGTGGATGTCTGCGTCGTGGGCGGCGATGAGCCGTGCAGGTGCGGGCCGGAGGCCGTAGACGGATTCGGGGCGTTCGGTGGTGTGGGGTGCCGGCGGTGTGGGTGCGGCGGGTTCGTCGTCGAAGAGGGTGGGGGCCGTGGTGTTCATCGGTCGCCCTCCTTCAGGACGGTGTCGAGTTGGGCGAGGACTCCGCGGATCCACCAGCGGGCTCGGGCGCGTTTGCATGCGGGGCTGGGCTGCTGGGCGAGGTCGATGCGGATGTTGTCGAGGACCAGCTCGAACCAGGCGATGGCGGCCTGGAGGGCGGCGTACTGCTCGCCGTGTTCCTGTTCGGCCTGCCGTTCGGCGTGGTCCCGCAGGAGCGCGTCGAGGTCGACGGGCTCATCTACGGGGTGTTCGCCGGGGCGCCGGTGCGGCTGGTTCTCGGGCACTTGGTGGTGCTCCTTGCGTCAAGGTGCGGGCGGGCAGCGCGATTTAGCAGGTCAGAGCGCTATGAGCCGGTTTCTCCACCTGCCTCACATCCTACCAACAATGTGTACACTAGAGTACGCAGGTGTACCTCAGCTACTCTTTGCGTATGCCTGCGAACACAAGCGCTGAGATCGGCATCCGCGAACTGCGGGCCGCCCTGTCCGACGTCGTGAACGAGACCGCCGTCTACGGCCGGATCACCTACGTGACCAGCCGTGGCCGACGTGTGGCCGCGATCGTTCCCGTGCCGGACGCGGAAGCCATCGAGGCGAAGAAGCAGCCGGAGGGCGACGACTCCCCGGCCTGACCGAGGAGCGCGCCCATGTGGCTCGAAGGCCACCGAACTGCCCTGTACCGCTTCTTCGATGCGGACGGGGCGCTTCTCTATGTCGGCATCACCGCCGACGTCGGCCAGCGTTGGGCTGCACACGAGCGCGATAAGCCGTGGTGGCCCGATGTGGTGACGAAGACCATCGAGTGGCATGCCACTCGGCCTGCCGCACTGGCCGCTGAACTGGCGGCCATCAAGGCCGAGGCGCCGCGCTACAACGTGGCGGGCTCGCCATGGGCGCCTGGCCCGCGCGAGCTTGAGCCGCACGAGCTGAACACCGGGCAGGCCAAGGACGTGCTTCGTGGTGTTGAGCGGGGTGCGCAGGTAGACGAGCCCCTGTTCATCGTGGATCAGTCGAAGGCCCGGCGCTGCGTGGCTGTGCTCGTCTCCGCAGAGTGGTACGCAGAGGTCCAGGCGGTACGAGCCGCGCTCGGCGAATCCTGACGTCTTCACCACATCGCTCCTTCCGGCCTGCGGCCGAACTCACTGATCTCTGGCGGGCATCGGTGCTCGATGACCGCGCCGTGATTGCACGGCCGCCCGTTTCGGCACCGCCACCGCAGCTCCACGTCGCCACTTCGCAGCTGGACCAGGCACCACACGAGCCGGTTCGGTTCCCGCAGCGCGAGCGCCTCCGTCAGGGGCAGGGGCTCGGCGTCTGCGGTCACCTTCAACGCGGCTCGGTGGCCGACCTCTTGGCGCAGCACGGCAGCGCCGCATCGGTCACATGACCGGCGCGACGCTCCCTGGGTGCTGCGGTGTCCGGACATGGCGGTCAGGCGACCTCGTCGTCGTGCTGCTCGAAGAGGGTTCCGCCGGAGGTGCGGCGGTCGTACATCTCGCGCTGGACGCCGCGGAGCCGGCCGCGGGTGATCTCGTCGGCGGCGACTTCGATCGAGGTGACGCGGATCTTGACGGTGGGGTTCTTGTCCTCGTCGGGGCCGGGTTCGGTGCGCTCGACGTGGCCGAACTCGACGACGGCCATCCATCGGCCGGCGCGCTGCTTGAACATCTCGGTGGCGAAGGGTTCGAGGGCTTCGGCGACGTCGGTGAGAACCTTGCTGTCGAACTTGACGTCGGCGTCGATGTGGAGTGTCACGGTGTGCCTTTCTGGGTTGGTGGTGCTGGTGGGGTTTTGGTGGGCCGGGCCCACCCCGTTGGGGGAAGTAGGGGTGGGCCCGGTGGCGGCCGCAGTGCCGGGGGGTGCACTGTCAGGCCGGCCGCCGATTCAGGTGGTCACAGGTGCGCTTCGATGGCCTGGCCGATGCCCTGCACCAGCGCGGTGCGCATGTCCTCGGGCATGCCGGGCTCGAACGCGAAGTGGATACGGGCGATGGGTTTGTCGTCAGCGCCGAGGCTGATGACGTGGTCGTCGCTGGGTTCGAGGCCGTCGGCGCCGAGGTCGATGGCCCACCGGGAGACGTCGGCCGCTTTACCGAGGAGATCGTCGATGGCGCGCTGCGCTTCCCCGTAGGCCTCGTAGCTGGCGCCTGCACCCTGCGGTACGAGCAACTCGTGCCACGTGAGTCCGGTGTCGCCGTCCTCGGTGGACGCGACGATGGAGTCCTCCATCTGCTCGCCGATGCCCATGAAGTCGGGGTCCGTCGTGGCGGTGTAGTGCTGGGCTGCGGCTTCGGTGCGGAGGTCGTCGTCGGTGTACGGGCGGTCGGTCATCGTGTTCTCCTTGGGGTTGGTGCCCCGCCGGATTCCGCCCGGCGGGGCGCTTGTCGTCGGGCGGTCAGGTGGTCTTCTGCACCGCGGCCTGCGCGGCCCGGTACGCCTGCGGATTCGCACGCCGCTTCCCCGAGGCGACCGCACGCGCGTCATGCACCCGCGAGTCGTTGATCGGGGACGGCGTGGTCCACGCGCCGGCCGGATAGCCCGGGCCGGGCACCGGCTTGTCCCGGCCGGCGAGCGCCCACGGGGAGTGGGCGTCGCACTTCCATCCGGTGACGTAGAAGCGGAGTTCGCCGTCGTGGGCGCCGAGGGTGGCGTCGCAGGGCTGCGGGGTTCGGCTGCTCATGCCGCGGCCTGCTTTTCGGCCTGCTTCTCGGCGAGCTCCCGCATCCACCGATCCGTCAGACACCCCTGCGCGACACAGCCCTCAACGCCACACGACCGCTTCACATGACCGATCGGATCCACCCCGTAGAACGCCACCCACGCGATCCGGTGCACCGTGTACGGAGTGCCGCGCACGTTGATCCACTGACGGTCGTCCGTCCACACCATGTGGCCACCCTCAGCGGGTTCGACGTGCTGCCGGTACAGGTTCCGCAGCAGCACCGCGGTGGTCTCCAGCGCCTCGACGACCGCGCCGGCGACCTTCCCGTCCGCCTTACGCAGGTATGCGTTGCGCTGCCGCGGCGTGGTGCCCGCGCGGATGCTCCACTCATCGCCCTCGACGTAGGCCGCGGTCAGGCAGGCGGTGCGCACCAGGCACGTGTTGCAGATGCCGCGGGCCTCTTGCACGGCCTTCGGTTCGCGTTCTCCGGCGTAGAACAGGTCGCCGTCCTTGCCGGCGCAGGCGGCCTTGCGGCGCCAGTTGTTGGGGTTCATGCGGCACCTCCGAAGATGTTGCGGTACTGGTCGCGGAGTTGTTGGTCTTCGACGTGGGCGGGTGCGACGCAGTCGGTGCGGCCGCAGCCGGAGCGGACCTGGCCGACGGGCGGCCGCTCGTGGGCCATGCCGAAGGCGATCCGGCGGGCGTAGACGGTCCGCCGGTGGTGCTGGAAGGAGGGAACGCCCTCACGGAACGGGCCGGTCCACAGGAGGTGTCCGTCGTCTGCGGGCTGGGTGAGGGTGGCCCACATCTGCTCGTCGGTGAGGGTGCTGCGGCGGCGAGCCGTGATGACGGGGATGCCTTCTTCGCGGCGGATACGCCCGGCCCGCTTGGGGTTGGTGCGCAGGACGCGGCCGATGTAGCGGTCGGAGTGGCCCTCGGCGAGGAGGCGGATGATGTCGGCGCGGGGGACGCCTGCGGGTCCGGGCATCAGGCCGCCACCTCCGTGGACTCGGCCCGCCGGGCTCGCACGCCTCGCGCGTATTCGCGGTAGCGGTCGGCTTCCGTGAGGCCGCCGCGGATCCCGAACCGGAACTCGGTGTGGCGGGAGCCTTCCTCGGTGAGGACCTCGTCCAGGCAGGTCTGGCGGACGGGGCAGGAGGCGCAGATCCGTTTCGCGGCGTTGATGGCGTGCCGGTCTTCGGGGTGGGGGAACCACAGGTTGGCGTGGCCCTTGTACTGGGGGGTGGCGCAGGTGGCTTGTGCGGCCCAGTTGGTGGCGGTCATCGGGCCACCGCCTCGTAGCCGAGGGGGTCTTCACCCTTGGCCAGGCCACGCAGTACGAGGACGAGCTGGCCGCCCTTCGTCTTCACGCCGAGCCGCATGTCCGGGCCCACCACGTGCTCGTGGTCGTCGTCGTCGAGGAGGCCCGCGTCGACGAGGCCGTCCACGGCTGCCTTGAATGAGGGGTACCAGTTCGCGGGGTCGGCTCGGCGGGCTGTGGCCGGCCGGTAGATGCCGAGGATGTGGGCGCGCTGGAACAGCGGGCCGGGCTTGGCCGCGGCGAGGGCGGTCATGATGGCCGGGTCCTCGGTGACCGTCTCTTGTGCGGCGGCGCGGATGGCTGCGGCGAGTTTGGCCTTTTCGCGGTAGTGCTGGCGCTGGTTGGCGTTGATGAGGCGCATTCCGGTGGGGAGGGCCACGGTGAGGGGCCGGGGCCCGGCCGCCGTAGCGGCCGGGACCTCGGTGTCGAGCAGGGTCACTGGGTCCCTCCCGGGGTGGTGTCGTAGAGGTCGGCGACGCGGGCGCCGTAGGCCTTCATGTGGGCTTCGAGGTCTTCCAACAGCTGCAGCGAGTCCGGGCCCTCGTACACCCACTCCTCGCGCGCCATGAGCGGCAGCAGACCGACCCGGCGGCGGGCCGCTGCGACGCGCTCTTCCTCAGTCGGCTTGTCGTCTCGGCACGCCCAGACGAGGAACCCGGCCAGGGCCAGCAGCCCGGCGATGTATGCCGCGTTGGCGAGGGCTTCGTGGCTCATGCCGCGCTCCTCGCGTGATCACGGTTGCGGCACTCCACGCACAGCTCCCCGCCCAGGCGAAGCCTGACGTGCAGGGTGCGGCGGTCCTCGGCCGGGCAATACGCCTCGAACCTCTCCTGCGCTTCCACCCGCGGCCCGCCGAGCGCCCGCGCCGTGTGCCGGCCCCGCTCGCGGGGCGGGGTGACGTACCAGCGGGCGACCGCGGTACCACCGACCAGCGCGGCCAGGAAGCACGTCGCCCCGTAGGCGAACTGGTCGTTCACAACTGGCCCCCTTCCAGACGGGCGAGCTCCAGACGGAGGTCGACGCCCGCGTCCGCGAGGGACTGGCGCAGCGACTCCGCGAACTGCTGCGGGGACTGCAGGACCGTCGACGGGTGGCCGGCCGCGACGATGTGGGAGGCGACGACCTCCTTGCACCGGTCGAGCTCGGCAGCCACGCGGGCGAGGGCGTACTCCTCGGCTTCGGCCGTCTCGTGCTGCGTCTCGTCGGCGGCGACGCGGGCTTGGTAGCGGGCTTGGAGGTCCGCGTACTGGCGGCGGAGGCTCACGACTGCTCACTCCCGCGCTGCGCCGGGATCAGCGGCCACTCCGGGCGCACCGTCTCCGCGAGGTGCTGCTTGCCGGGCGTCTTCGCGAAGTACTCCCGCAGCCCTTCCGCCTGCTCCGCCGCCCACTTGATTTGCGCGTGGTGCAGCTCCTCCAGGTCCATCGCGGCCAACTCCGGCCGCGTCGCGCCGAGCCGCCACGCGACCCGGGCCGCGGCAATCGCGTCGGCCGCCGAGTCGTGCGCACCGTCGAGCTTGACCTTGTAGTGCTCGCACAGCGCGGTCAGCGTGCGGGACCCACGCCGGTAGCGGTCCACCTTCTTGTCGATGACGAACGGGTCGATCACCGGCCAGATCACGTTGTCGATGTACCGGTCGACGAGCGTGTGGAGGCCGTGGCGTCGGCACTCGCGGTCGAGGACTGTGAGGTCGTAGCGGGCGTTCATCGCCACGATCGGGATGCCGTGCTGGAGGACCTGCCCGAGGGCCGCGGTGATCTCCTCGACGACCTCGGCGGCCGGGCGGCCCTCGGCGCGCGCCCGTTCGGTGCTGTAGCCGTGGATCTTTGCGGCCTCTTCGGGGATCTCCACGCCCGGGTCGGCGACCCAGGTGGCCGGTTGCGGAGGCTGGCCGCCGCCGACCTGGACGATGCAGGCGGTGACGATGCGGGCCTCTTCCGGGTTGGCGGCAGTGGTCTCCAGGTCGAAGGCCGCCATGCGCTTGAGGTGCCAGCTCATCGGACCTCACCCGCCTTCACCGCGGCGAGGTAGGCGTTCATCTGCGCGACCGACCCGGACGACGGGTGCGTGCCACCGTTCAACTTGGCGAACCCCGCCTCCACCTGCTCGGCCGTCAGACCGTGCTGGCCGGCCGCGGCGATGATCTGGAACCACACGGCCTGCACGTCGGCCGGGTCGTCGTCGACTACCTCCGCGTCGTACACGCCCTCCGAATCCGGCACCGGCGCAGACGCCGCCTGGCTGGGCGTGGCCTCGGGCTTCGTCTTGGCCGGGGCACCAAGCTCCGCGGCCCGCGCGGTCAGCGCATCCGCGATCGCCTTGTTCATGTGCCCCGCAGCCACGGCCTGCTCGTACAACTCCCGCACCGCAGCCGGCGTCTTGGCCACCGCGGCGAGCCGCAAGTAGTCCGGCCGCGGCGCCTCGATCGCAGCCCGCTGCGGACCAGACGCGACCGCCGTGCCCACCGAGGCGGCCCCCGCCATCAGCGCGGCCGGCGTCACAGCAAGGTCGATCGTCGGAACCATCCAGTGCCGGGTCTGCCCGTCCCGCTTCGCGGTGCGCTGCTCCAGCCCGAGGAACGCCTCGACGTAGCCGCCCGTCTGCGCCAGGAGCTCGGCGACGCCCGGAAGTTCGAGTGCGGCGTAGTAGCCGTGGGACTCCAGCCGCCACACCCCGACGCCCTCGATCTCCGAGAGGACGACGTTGAGGCGAGTGGTGGGCTTGCACTGCCGCTGCTCGGGGTCCGGGCCGCAGATGCACGGCCGGTCCTTCAGCAGCTCGGTGACGCCGTCGCAGCGACGCTGGCAGCCACCTCCCGACCACAGTTCGAAGTACTGGGAGACGGGCTGCGGCGGCACGTGGATCGGCATGCGCTTGGCGTCGGTGATGACCTCGTACTGGCCGGCGCCGCCGTCCGGGGTCCACTCCTGGACGGTGCCGCCGTACTTTGCGGCGACGCGGTCAAGGAGTTCCTTCGACGGGGAGGTCAAGCGGAACCGGTCCAGCTTCGCCGGGCGGCTGCCGCCCTTGGCGGTGGCGACCTTCTGGCCGATGCGGATGCGGCCCAGCTCACGGAGCCGCTGCTGCAGGGTCAGGATGGGCATCAGGCGGCCCTCTCTTCGGTGACGGGAAGGGTGAGTGCCTCACCCACAACGGACTTGGCGAGGACGCGCTGGAACTCGGCGACCGCCTGCACGTGCCGGAACACCTCGTACACGTCGTCGCCGCACTTCAGCGGCATGGGCCGGTAGCCCTCCGGGCGCAGGTGCAGGACGATGCCGACGTCGTGGACCTTCGGCATGGGGATCTGCGTGCCGTCCCGCAGCCAGGCGACCTCGGCCCGGCGGTAGGCGGACATCTGCGCGCCGGCCTCCGGGTAGACGCCCTTCTCGTCGAGCTCGCCGCCGGTCTTGGTGTCGCCGACGAACAGGGTCTGCGGCGGCACCTGAAGGAGGTGGGCGATCGGGGCGGAGCGGAAGAGGTAGTCGAGGGTTCCGGCCCAGCCGTCGGTGATGTTGCCGACGACCATCTCGGAGGCTTCGAACTCGATCTCCCACTCGGCTACGAAGCGGAGGAAGTTGTCGACGAACGGGGCGATGACCTCGTCGGAGAGGAAGCTCTCCGGGATGGGTGTGCCGAGGACGTGGGCTTCGATGACGTCGTGGACGGCGCCGCCGATCTCGGCGCGTTCGTCCTTCTTCCGGATGTGGCCCTTGCGGAGCCAGTCGTAGGCCTCCTCCTTGTCGTCTGGGCGCAGGGATGCGGCGACGAGCTTGGGGAGGGTGGCGAAGGCGTCGGCGGCGGTGAGGTTCGCGGCCCAGAACACGAGCTGCGGCTTGGGGAAGCCCTGCGACAGGATCGTGGTGACGCGGCGGAGTTTGATGTCGGTGCCGGGCACCCGGTACCAGCCTTGTGAGGGCTGGGGGATGCGGTCCGGGCCGGCCGGGGCCGTGGTGGCCCCGGCGGTGGTGGTGGTCATGAACGGTCCCCGTTCGTGGTGCGGATGGTGATGCGGTCGGCGAGGAGCAGCACAAGCCAGCCGGCGACCGCCGCGGCGGAGATCCAGACCGCGGTGATGACGAAGGGCGGCTGCGGGCCGAGGGGTACGGTCGCGGCGGTGGCCGTGATGGCGGCGGCGAGGCCTGCGAGGGGGTAGGTGATGGCGCCGCGCACCATCTGGCGGACGGTCACCGGCCCTCACCCCGCCTGTTGCGCATGGCTTCCTTGGCGAGGCGGAGGGCGCCGTGGCGGAGTCCGGCGGCGAAGATGCGGCGGGTCGGGTACTGGGCGGCCCGGTCTTGGAGGATCGCGGCGGCCTCGTTGAGGACCTGGGCGCGGTAGGCGTCGCGGACCGACTCGGCAGCCTCGTCGCTCCATCCGCGCACGCTCGCCAGCCCGGACAGGATCGCCTCCTCCGGGGTGCGGGTGGCGGGGCACCAGCGGCAGGACAGTCCGGCTTGCCAGTCGTGTCCGGGCGGGTTGACGGTGCAGGTGGTGGCGTTCATGCGGCGCCTCCCGTGGTGAACACGCCCACGCGCAGCGACCCGACGTACATCACGCCGATCCGGGCCCGCGCGTCGTACTGCACCTCGTCGACCGCCGGGAACTGCATCTGCAGGTAGCGGGTGACGATGTCCTGCACCGCGTCCTCGGGCACGTCGACGGGGGTGAGCTCGGTGCCGGGGCCGAAGGTGACGGTCACGTCGCTCATGACGCCCTCCGATCCGACTGCTCCGGCAGCGGGTTCGCGGCCAGGTGCTTACGGGTCGCCGCATGCGACGGGTGCTTGATCAAAGACGCGCCCCGCGACGAACGGCCCTTCCCCACCACCCGCACAACCTCGGTGTTCTCCTCCAGCAGCCGGCGCGCATCCCGCACATCGACCTCGACCTGCGCCGTGTCCATCCCGGCCCGGTCCTCGACCTCTTCGAGCGCCGCGTCCAACTCGCCTTCGGCGCGCGGGCTGGCGACGACGTCGGCCAGCTCGTCGAGCGCGGCGATGATCTGGTCCCGGGATTCGGGGTCGGAGTGCCAGTGCTGCACCAGCTGCACGAGCGTCTGGTTGCGGATCTCGTCGGCGCGGAGGACGCCGTGGAGGTGGTCGGCGCCGATTTCCCAGGACAGCTGCGGCTTGTTCGAGTGGATCACGACATGGCCCCCTTCGGGCTGGTGGAGAGGAGGATCAGAAGCGCGGCGGCGTCACGGAACGCCTCCCGCGAGGCGTAAGCGGCCCGGTTGAAGTCGTGGCCCGCATGCACCGCCACCTGCCACACCGGGCGCAGCGCACCGGACTCAGCCGCAGTACGCAGCGCCGGACGCGGGTCGAAGTAGGCGAGGCTGGCGTCAGCGAACGCCAGGACGAACGCGATCAACGCCACCCCGGAGACCCCGAGGGAGAGAGGTGCGGCCAGGTCGCCGAGCGTGTGGGAGTGCCTCATTGGGCACCGCCCAACTCGGGCAGATCACGGCCTACGCGGTAGTCGTGATGCGTCGATGCGTAGTGCTCGCCGTCCAACAGCGCCTGCGTCGGGGCGATGCGCCGCGTAATTCCATCCGCGGCCAGCAGCGTCTCCTGCTGTCCCCGCAGCGCCTGGAGTTGCTCCTCCAACTCGGCCACCCGGTCCTGCAACCGCGCCAGCTCCGCGGTCATCTCCGGCGTCAGCAGCATCTGCGCCGAGTCCAGCGCGAGGGCGATACCCGCCGGCGTCCGGTTCTGCGTGAGCGCGGCCATGATGACGCCGGCCGCCGTGTTCACGAGTCGGGTGTTCATGCCGCCACCGCCGTCCGGGCGATCAGCGGACCGAACGCCATCCGCACCGTGCGCAGCGTCCAGCGGTACGACTCGCCCTCACCCCGGTCCTCCGGGTTCTGCGGCGCCGGGCACGAGAGCAGCAGCTCCCCGTCATACGTGTGGCCGATCGCCACCCACACGTCACCGTCACGGTCCACGAACTCCGTCTGCGGCAGGGGCACCTCGTGGAGCGGGTTGACCTTGATCGGCTCACTCATCGGGCACCGCCCTCGATGGCGCGAGCCTTGCGGTATCCGCGTTCACGCTCCAGCGAGCACGTCCGACACCTTCGACCCCGGGCCGTCTGGTAGGTGTTCTCGTCAGTGAACTCGTGGCCGTGTTTGCAGGTCGTGCGCCGTGCGTTGATCGCTGCGGGGTTGTCGCTTCGCAGGACGTTGACGCGCGGCGTGACGGGTTCCATGTGCCACGGGTTGACGCAGAGAGGGGTGCGGCAGAGGTGGTCGATCTGGAGGCCGACGGGGATCTGAGTACGCATCGATTCGTAGGCGAAGCGGTGCGGCGTTACGAACTTGCCCTTCTCGATACAGAAGGTGCCGTAGCCCGTCCTCGGGTTCGCTGCTCCTGTCCACATCCAGCAGGTGGTGACGTCACCGCCTGCGACCTTGGCCCAGAAGCGTGCTGCGATCGGGCGTCGCTTAGTCTTGGGAGACAACGTGGTCCCCTTTCTTCTTCGTGGTGAAGGTGGATCTCGTTCGAGGTCGCCCGGACTTGGCCGTTGGGGCGGCCTCTTTGCTTGCTGCGTCAGGCGGCGTCAGCCGGCCGGACATCAGCCGACCGAGGACGACGCGGCAGCGGGAACGAAGCGAACAGCCGCTGGCCGCACAGGATCTGCTCCGGCGTGAACCGGGGAGCCTCCTTCACGCGCCGCTCCACCAGTGCCATGCACTCGGGGCCGAAGACGGCCTCGCAGTCGGCGAAGGAGAACGGTTGGCCGTTCATGCCGCGGCCAGCTTGCGGAGGGTGTGAGCGGCTGGATCCAGCCGTTCGACGGGGGTTCCGAGGATGAGGAGTTCGACGCCGATCACGTCGCAGATCGCGGCGACGACGCTGCCGCGGAGGCGGGGCCGGGTGCCGGTGAGGACGTTGCTGATGGTGCCGGTGGCGATGCCTGCTTTGGCGGTGAGTTCGCGTCCGCTGATTTCTGCGCCGGTCTTGGTGCGCTTCATCAGTCGTTCGAGGAGTTCGGCGTCGATTTCGAAGAGTGGCTCTTGGGCCGGGAGTGGTGTGGTCACGCGTCCACCTCATGCAATGGATCTGCCTTGCGGTGTTGCACCGCTTGGATGGAGAGAGCATTGCATAGCGTGGACGCAATGTCCACGGGCTTGGATGGTTGCGTGAGAAATTCGCCAAACAGGCCGGACGCCCTGGCGCCCGCTGTCCATTTGCGTGGACACTCTGTGCAGCGCGTGGACCACAGGGACCCGCGCCACCAGGAGGTATCCGCCGCATACCTCACTGGTCACGTGGACACCCCACGGCCCACGAGACGAACCGGAGTGGCATGATGACCGTCATGGCAGCGCGAGATCCCAGAGCGGCCGGCGAGCGGACCCAGCTCCGCGACATCGTCGTCCAGCGCAAAGAGGAGTTGGCCCTGGGCTACCAGAGGCTCGCAGCACGCTGCATCGACCCCGAAAGCGGCGAGCAGACCATCAAGTCCAGCTGGCTGCACCGTCTTGCGACCGGCGAGCCCGTCGAGGCGCCGTCGTACGAGATGCTGCGGGGCATGGCGGCCGGGCTCGACGTGCCGGTGAGTGTGCTTCAGGATGCGTCGTCGGCACAGTTCTTCGGGGCGAGCAAGGTCTTCAGTGATTCGGCCGAGGGTCAGGCATTCCTGGAGGACGCGGATCGGCTGACTCCTGCTCAGCGTGAGGCCATTCGGGCGTTGATGCGCTCGATGTCTGACGGGCAGTAATCGGACATACCCTCTGAATCCCCGGCATGATCATTGGCCATGACCGCTACGGCCGGTAGTACTTGCCGACAGGCGGTAGTCGAACTTTGGTCAAAGTGGCAGCATTACTGATCCGCCTGGGAAGCGTGTGATTGCGATAGCCTGCAAGAACGATTCGTTCGAACGTGCTATCGATTTACGGAGCGGCACGTCCATGGGGGTCCCATGCCGGAAGACTGCAAGAGCAACACCCGCAAGACCGTTCGGGCGCAGATCGTCTTCAGTGACGAACTGCCCAACGGCTTCCCACCCTTTGAGATCCCCGATGGCCACATGATGATGGAACTGGAGCTGACCGACCGCACCTGCATCGTTATCCGCCCGGGCGCCATGGACCGCGCCCTGTTCGACGAATGGAACAGGTACCTCGACCGCGTCACCAGTCAGGGCAACTGGTCCCGTGACCCGTCCCGCGGACAGCCCTCATCATAGGGAAGAAACCTTCCGACCAGCACGTTTAAGGGTGGGTTACGCGGACCTTCGGACTACCGAAAGTCTGCGGAACCCACCCTTAGCGTGTCACGATACGGGTCATGCGCCACGATCCCGCAGACCCGCAACTCGCCTGCATCTACTGTCGCATGAGCGAAGACCGCGAAGGCGGCGGCCTCGGCGTCGAGAGGCAACGCGAGGACTGCGAACAGCTTGCCCAACAGCTCGGCCTCACCGTCGCCCGCGTCTACGCCGACAACGACCTCTCCGCATACTCCGGCAAACCCCGGCCCGAATACCAGCAGATGCTCGACGACCTCCGCGCAGGCATGTACGGCACCGTCCTCGCCTGGCACACCGACCGCCTCCACCGGCGCCCCGCCGAACTGGAGGAGTACATCGACGTCTGCGAACCCCGCGGCATCGCCACCCGTACCGTCCAGGCCGGGGCCATCGACCTCACCACCGCCGCCGGGCGGCTCATGGCCCGCCAGCTCGGCAGCATGGCCCGCTACGAAGTGGAGCACATGATCGAGCGGCAGAAACGGGCCCGCGAGCAGAAGGTGCAGCGCGGCGAGTACTGCGGCGGCATGCGCCCCTACGGCTGGGAAAAGGACGGCACCACCCCCGTCCCCAAGGAGATCGCCGTCATCCGTGAAGCCGCCGAGACCATCCTCGCCGGCGGCTCCGTCCGAGCCCTCGCCGCCGACCTCAACGCACGCGGCCTCCACAGCAGCACCGGCGCCCGCTGGGACGGCAGCACCCTACGCCGCATGCTCATGCGTCCCCGCAACGCGGGCATCCTCCAGCACCGCGGCCAGGAAGCCGGACCCGCACAGTGGGACGGCGCCCTCGACGAGCCGACCTGGCGAAGCCTGCGGGCCGTCCTCGACGACCCTTCCCGCATCCCCACACGGTCCAACGTGCGCAAGCACCTCGGCTCCGGGCTCTACCTGTGCGGGGTGTGCGGCGAGACCCTCACCTCGTTCTCCAAGGGCTCCGGACATCCGGCCAAGTACAAGTGCCGCAAGAACGACTGCGTCCTGCGGGACCTCGTGATGCTGGACAAGTGGGTCGTCCTGCACTTGCTGAAGCGCCTCGGTCAGCCGGATGCCGCCGAGGTGTTCGCCCGCACGGATGATGGCGGCCCGGACCTGGGGGCGGCACAGGCTGCGCTGGAGGAGGCACGCAAGGGCCTGGACGAGCTGGCGGCGGCGTTCGGTGCGGGGGAGATCGACATGCAGGAGTGGCGGATCGCCAGGTCCAGCCTGCGCGCGCGCAAGGAGGCGGCCGAGGGGGTGCTGTCGTCGGCGGTGCGGGTGAACCCAGTGGCCGAGCTGCTGCAGGCCGACGACATAGTGGCCGCCTGGGAGGGCTGGGATCTGGCGCGGCAGCGTGCGGCGGTGGACTGGGCGATGACGGTGCGGGTGCTTCCGGCGAAGGTGGGGCGCCGTCCGGGTGGCGCCTACTGGGATCCCGATGCGGTGGAGATCGTGTTCCGGCGGAAGTAACAGGGCCCCCAGCCATTGGCTGGGGGCTCCTGTGGCCCGCCCTCCGGTCGCCTGGGAAGCTGCGGAGGGGGGCCGTCTGTGGGTGCCTCATGTGGCGCGTACCCGCAGGTGCGGGACTGTTTACCCGCGCGGGCCGATCTCCTCGAATTGTCCACGTTCTGTTCTGCGTCTTCGAAAATGTACGGTGCACGATACAGACACCGCTTCATGATCCACCCAGGGTGGTCGGGTGCCGTCCGCGCCTCCGCCCGCATGGGTCCTCGCCCGGCGCCAGGCCGTCGGCACCAACATCCGCACCGCCCGGCGAGCGTGTGGCCTGTCCCAAGAACGCCTCGCCGAACTAGCCGGCATGGACCGGCAGGCAATCAACCGCATCGAGCAGGGCCACCAGTCGCCGATCCTCGACAACCTGATCCGTATCGCCGACGCGCTCGGGGTGCCGCTCGCAGAGTTGGTGTGACCCGCCGCCGGCGTCGGCAAAGGCACCGGCGGCGGGGTGGCCGCTCCACCTAGAGGGCGTGAGAGCGGCCGTCACCCTCCCGCGCAGGGTCACGGGCCTTCACACGGGAGAGGTCTGGGAAAGCGGGCGCGGCGCCGGGTTTCACCGCGGCGTCAGCCGTTCGTAGTGGTTGCACAGCGCGGTCACGGAGCGGGCGAGTTTCTGCACCACGCTGACGCGGATGGCGAGCGCGTCGCCATCTCCCATGCGGAGCTTGTTCTGCGCCTCGGCGACACCGGCGCGCGCGCAGAACTTGTTGAGCTCGTCGCGTGGCTTCGTGGTGGCAAGTTCCGACACTGCGGGGATGAGGACGCAGAGGTGGCCGCGCAGCGTTTCAGCGAGGACGCTCAGGTCATCCGTGTCGGGCGCGTCAGCCAGGGCGAGCCGGGCGGTCTCACGCATGGTGTGGATGTCCGGCGGATCCGCCTCGCCTGCGGCCGTTTCCTCCGGTTTGTCGATGCGGTGCGCCATCGCTCACGCCTCCCCGCGTGTGGTGATCCGTCTCACACACGGGACGGTAGGTCCGGTCGGGAACCAGCAGAGGCACAGTTTGTGCCCATCCGCATCACGCGGCGAGCAGCCCAAGCTTCACCGCGAGCTCCGACGCACGACGCCGGCGGGCCGGGCTTTTCGCCTCGGTCTCCTCCAGCACGATCCGCTTGGCGTACCCGTTGTACTTGATGGTCTCCGGGGCGGCCTCGTGTGCCTGCGCGAGCGTGGCGAGGGCGACGTCCGGCTGCCCGTCGAGCTGGTAGCCGCGAGCCTCCTCGATGCGGTGCCGTGCCCGGCGCGGCCGGGACGGGATGACCAGGGCGTCCGCGGCGGCTGCCTGCCGCACGGACTCGCCGCCCTGGTGCAACTCGACGGCGACGGTCACTGCGTGGGCGCCCATGATGGCCTGCGAGAAGCTGGTGATCGGGTGGTAGTAGTCGGCGGGTAGCCGGTCGGCCATGCTGCGGGCCTGGTCCCAGTACCGCCAGGCGGTGCCCGTCTCGCCGCGGCGGGCCGCGGTGTACCCGGCCTCGAAGGTGAGTGCACCCGCGATGGCCAGCACGTCGTCCGTGGCGTCCGGCAGTAGGGGTTCGAGGAAGGCGATGGTCTCCAGGTTCACTGCGTCGGCCGCGTCGAAGTGCGCGGGCCCTGCGTCGCGGTGTGCCTGCGCGGCCAGCCACGCGGCGACGCCGATGGCGTGCGGGTCCTCGGATTCCTGGGCGGCGATCAGACCCCGGTCGGCGACGCGCCACAGCAGCGCGGGGTCGGGCTGGTAGGCGCAGAAGAACTGGGCGAGGGAGTACACCTCCGCGAGGATCGCGTGCGCGGCGCGGCGCTCGGGCCCGGTGTTGGCCTGACGCACGCCAGCCTGGGCGTCGCGGATCAGATCCGGCAGGAGTTCGCCGATGACCTCGCGGTGGTTGGGTGCGCTGTGGCGGGCCGCCCAGGCGCGGGCGAGTCGTGCGCGCAGGTGTGCTGATGGGGGTGCGGGCCGTTGGGCGGTGAGGGGGAACGCGTCGACGGCTGCTTTGACTTCGGGGAGGCGTGGGTGGCCCGGTCCGGTGAAGAGGTCGACGTGCACGGACTGGTCCCCTGTGAGGTCGGAGAGGTCCCGGACGCGGAGGATCTCGGCGAGGCGGAGGACGACTTCGAGCTTCGGGGTCTTCAGGCGTCCGGTTTCGATGCCCTTGACCCAGGAGCCGGATCGTCCTGCGAGGCCGCCGAGTTGGTCGCGGGTGAGGCCCTTGCGGGTGCGGAGGATCTGCAGTCGTTGGCCGAAGACCATGGGGTCGGCGTAGGGGTCCGGGGTAGCATCAGAAGGCGACAGGGCCTTGCCTCTCACTCTGTACAGCGTCCACTGCCCAGAGTAGGAGGCGGGGCCTGTTTCGTGTGAGGGGTTGGGGTTGGCCGCAACCGGCATGAGTGATTCGAGGCCCTGATCGATAGTCTTTGTGTATGTCCCCCGACTCGCCCTGCCCGGGTTCTGTGCGGCCTGCTGCGGTCGTGAATGCGGAGATCCGTGCGTTGTTGGAGCGGACTCGGCGGCGGTTGTCTGATGTGGAGCGCGCCGAGTACGAGGGACTCGTCGAGGAGTACGAGGCGGCCAGGCGGGCTGAGATCACCACGGCTGCGTGACGGCTGGGGCGAGCTTGGCCTGGATGCGGGCGAGAGCGGCACGGACGTCCTTGGCGCCCGGGTCCTGCCGGTCGCGCCACTCCTCTTCCAACGCAAGGCACTCGCGGTACACGTCCCGCAGGGTTCGTAGAGCGAGCAGGCCCGCTCCTTTGCTGGCCTCTGCTGCTGCTTTCTGGAGCCGCTGATAGGCGGCGCTCGGCTCGTCAGTCATGTCGATCCCTTCGCGTTGGCGTCCTTCGCTGGGTACGGACGACGTAACTCGCGGCGTGACGAAGCCCCGCACGATGGCGGGGCTTCGGTGGGCGCGTTGCCTACTGCATCGGGTCCGATCCGGCGCCTTCGTCGCCGTCGAGCCACGCGTAGTAGTCGCGGCCCTGCCATGCGGTGTGCCGGGAGTGCGGGCCCTTCTCGCCGCAGTAGACGGTGTCCGGCATGGGGTCCTCGCGGAAGGTGGCGAGGCAGTGGGCGTCGGGCTCGTCGTCGACGCACTTGTACTCTCTGGCGCGGCACGCGACCACATCGACGGACCGCTCCGTCCCGTGTAGCAGCCAGTCGACGGTACGTCCGGCCGCCTCGGCGATGAGCGCGTACTCCAGACTGGTCGGCAGGCACCCTCCGGCGAGGATCTCGTGCATGCGGGCATCCGAAACGCCTTCGACGGTGACCCCGTCCGTCACCGCTCGGATGCGGTTCAGCTTCTCGCTCACTTGCCCTCCCGTGCCTGGTTCCACCACGTGTTGCGTTGCGGGTTGACTTCGACGGGCTCGCGTGCACTGCCAGGGCACGGCGGGTGACCAAGGCGCCGGGGCCAACCTCGCCGCCAATGCTGGTGCATCAGCCCCTTGCCGGTGAGGCGTTTGGCCTGCCTGCAGTGGCCGCATTCGCCAAAGTTGACCTCTGCTTGGGTCACCACTGGTCACCCATGTGGGAGAGCGGCTTGGCGGCTTGCCCGAGGTAGCCGCCGCCAGTGGCGATGAGTCGCCGCGCCTCGCTCAACGCAAGCCGCGCCTCCTCCATAGCCGCGTCGACGCCCGAGAGGTCGTCCATGCGGATGGACCCCGACTTCTCCATGGCGCGGAGCTGCTTCCAGGTCTGCTCGATCGCCTGCGGCAGGCCCTGCACGAGCTGGGCGAGCGCACTGATCGTGCGGTAGGCGTCGGCGGGCTGCTCGAACGCCTGGGTGTCGATGGTGCGGTGGTTGAAGGTGCGGATCTCATCGGCGGCGGACTGGGCGATGATGACGGGCTCGCGGTTCAGGTTCATGGCATCACTGTACATAGCGACTTCATGTACATCAAGACGGAATGGTAATCTCGTCTCTATGGACCCCAACGCCGAAGACCAGCCGATCGCGGTCGCCCGCGCCAACATCTCCAAGCTGCACAACGCCGTGCAGCTACTCAGGCGCGTCTACTTCCTCACCAGCAGGGGCACACGCGAAGCCGCCGTCGTCCCCGTCGACCTCGGCGAACTCGTCCAGGGAGTCGGCGGAGTCGATGTCGCCGTCGCCATCCTCAAGACGGCTAAGGAGGCCCACGATGGTCGCTGACCTGGTGCAGTTCCTGCGGGCTTGCTTCGACGAAGACGAGCAAGCCGCATGTGCATGGCCTGCGGATCAGCGCGCTTGGGAGGCGCGTGGACGCCGTCAGGTCGGCTACGACTCAGGGGTTCTTGAGGGCGTGTCCGTGATTAGTGTCGGCGGCCCGGGGCCGTGCGGTTGGGAGCGGATCAGCGTCAAGCGTGATGTGGACGGGCTAGCTGGCCACATCGCCTGCCACGATCCGGCAAGGGTGCTGCGGGAGATCGACGCCAAGCGGAAGCTGGTCGACGAGCACAAGCCCGGCATGCAGAAGGGGTGGCCGAACATGGGGCGGCACTGCCTGTCGTGCACCGGTGCCCGGGTCTGGGATGAATCGTCGAACGAGTCGAACTGCCTGACCCTTCGCCTCCTGGCGCTGCCCTATGCGGACCGGCCCGGCTACCGCAACGAGTGGCGACCGTAACCGCATAGGATCCCGGGGTGCCACACACTTTCGAAGATCTCGTGCAGCTGGAGCAGGCGGCGGTCGCCGCGCACGCCGCCCTCCGTACCGCCGACGACCCGGCCACCGCCCGGCAGGCGGCCGTCGACGCCTCCGCCGCCTTCCAGGCCGCCGTCACCGAATACGCCGAGGAGAAGAAAGAGCCACGGGTCACGGTGGAGATGCAGGCCAAGCAAGCCGTCCGGCACCCACAGGCAGGCTAGCGACCCACGTCCTCGCCGATCAGGCAGGCTCAGGCCCCAGGTTCGTCAGCAGCATGTACCACGGGTACGTACTGTCCGCGTAGATCGTCTCCCCGCCCGAGCCCTTGTACGCCAGCGCGATCGTCACCTTTCCGGTGCCGTCCACCTCACCCGACCCCACCACGATCTGCATCGTGCCCGGCACACCCGGGAAACTGGACGCCTGCGGATAATAGGACGGGTGCCCCTCAGACAACGGCGTCGACGAGTCCGTGCCGAAGTAGCGGGAGATCGCACCCCCCGAGTCGAGGATCGTCAGGTCCAGGAAACAGCCACTGCCCGTCCGCATGAAGCTCGGCGACGCCTGGATCCGGTCCCCAACCGCCGCCGTGATCGACGCGGCAAGCGGCGTGCCACTCGACGACACAACCGCCCACGACGCCGACGACGCCAGCGCGACATCACCCGGCGTGAGCCGCACATCAGCGGTTCGGATCACAGCACCACCGCCGGAGCCCGTAGGTGTCTGCCATGACGCCGCCGAACTCGAACTCGCCGTCAGTACCTGCCCCGACGACGGGGTGCCGCTCACCGCGACCCCAGCGACCTTCGCCACCGTCGGCCCCGGATACGTCCCGGACAGGTCCCCCGACGCCGAACCCGACGGCGTCCGGTTGTCCGTCAGCCGCGGATCCGTCGTCAGCACCAGCCCGGTCGTCGGGTGGACGTGCCCGGCGTCCGCAGCCTTCCCGATGCTGCCCGCCGCCTGTACGCCGAGCGCCTGAATATCGGCGGCCGTGCCGTCCAGCTGCACGACACCGGCGGCCGACGTGGAAGCCGACGGCAAGGTGGGTGTGCCGTGCGTGTGGTCGGAGCGCGCCGGCGTGGATGCGGTCCCGTTCCCCGAGGCGGCACCGAAACTCGTCTGCGCCGTTACCGCACCGAAGCTCTCACGGCCGTGCACGTGGTCCGCGCGGGCCGCCGTGCTCGCCGACCCCGCAGCTGCCGCGGCGCCCACCAATGACGTGCTAGCCGCGCTCGACGTTAGTGAGGGGCTGCCGTGCGTGTGATCGCCCCGGGAGAACGTGCCGGCCACGCCCGCGGACGCCGACTGCCCGAAGGCGGTCTCCGCGGTCACCGTGTCCGCCGGGGTGCCGCCTCCGCCTCCGCCTCCGGCCGGGGTCTGCCACGTTGCCGTGGTCGATGAGGTGGCGGTCGGCACCTGCCCGACCGCCGGACTGCCGCTCACGGTCACGCCGTTGACCCGGCTCACCGTCGGGTTCGGGTAGCTGCCCGAGAGGTCGCCGCCCGCGGGCCCGTTCGGAGCCGCCGGCCCGTAGACCACCACGCCGTCCGACGCCTCGACCTCGATCAGTGCCGACAGGTCCACGCTGCCCGCGGAGGCGGGGATGCTGACGTTGTAGCTGCGCGGGGTCTCCCCGGTCAGGGCCCGGTCCACGCGGTACGTCCACCCGGACGGGGAGAAGCCCTCCGCGTCGACCGGCAGAACCTCCCGCGGGGTGAAGGTGCCGGAGGCGCCGATGGTGAAGTTGATCTCGCCGACGGCGATGATGCCGTGCTCCGCCGAGACGACTTCACGCACCGACGGGGTCAACGTGATCGTGCCCGTCTGGTAGGCGCCGTCGAGGGTGCGGAACCCGTTCGCGGGAGCGGCGACCGTGACGATCTGAACGCCGGCGGGGAAGCTCACGGTGATCTCCTAGTACTTGGTGCGCCGCGGGTCCAGCGCCTGCGGGGACGGGGAGTCGTTGCCGCCTGGATCGGGTGCGCCGTCCTTGCGGCACACCAGGGCATCCGGGTCATAAGAGGGCGCCTGCAGCGAGTAGCCGTCGGGGCAGGTCTGCCCGTCCTTGCCGTCCTGGCCGGCGGGCCCTTGCTCGCCCTGCGGTCCGGCTGGCCCGGGGTCACCCGGGACGCCCTGAGGTCCCGCAGGCCCGGCCGGTCCGGTGGGTCCGACCGGGCCAGGGCTCCCCGTGGCGCCGGCACTGCCAGGCTTGCCGATCTTGCCCGGCGATCCGGACGGGCCAGGTGAGCCGGGTTCCCCCTGGTCGCCTTTCGCGCCGCGGGGTCCGATGATGCTCTGTCCTGGCTCGCCGCGGCTTCCTGGCGGGCCCGCCACGGGCTTGTGTCCGAGGGCTTGTACCTGCTGGGCCAGGGCGTCACGCGCCTGGTTGGCGGTGCGTAGGTCGTGTGCCAAGGCCTGCACGGTGATGACGATCCAGGCGAGCAAGGCGAGCGCCACGACGGCGCCGAGCGTGAACCACAGGTCTGCTCGGCGGCGGGCCTTGGCTGGCGAGCTGTGATTGCTCACGAACCCGCCCCCTTGGCCGCGAGGTATGCCTGTAGGAGCACGATCAGCACGGGCACGATCAGCGCCGAGAAGATCAGACGCCGGTCTGCGCGCCGCTGGTCCTCGACCCTCTGGCGGGCCGCCGCCATTTCCTGGCGTTCCTTGTCGCGTGCCGTCTCGATCGCCTGGATGCGCTCCATCATCTGGACGTGGACCTCGTCCCGGTTGCGCCGCTCGATCTCGTACCGCTCGACGGAGACCTTCTTTTCGAGCAGGCCGACGAGCTCGCGGAAGTCCTCCTTGAGGTCTATGCGCATGGCCTCAATGCGGTGGGCGAGCTCCGCGTTTGACGGGTCGTCGGCCACGTGCGGCTCCGATCAGAGGACCGGCTTCGCGGTCTGCGAGGCGGGCACTGTCGGGCCGGTCGGGGAGACCTGGCCGCGGGTGAGGAACATCAGCACGGCGAGGACCAGGCCGTTGATGGCGGCCGTGGTGGTGGGGGCCACGTCGTATCCGAATGCGGCGACCGCGGAGGCGACCGTGGCGACGAGTGTGGTGAACGCCTGTACGGCGATCGGCCGGGTGAGTGCTGCGGCGATCGCACCGAGGACTGCGGATACGCCGGCGACGATCCATCCGGCCTGGTCCTGGGTGAGGCCGATGTTGAAGGTGACGACGAGGCCGAGGACGGCGGACAGGGTGTTGAGGTAGAGCGCGGGTTCGCGTCCGAAGATTCTCACGGTGGTTTCCTCTCGAAAGGGGGTCAGACGTTGGGGACGTGGAGCTTGGCCCAGCTGGCCGGGCCGGGTGTGCCGTCGGCGTCGCTGCCCGCGTAGCCGAGCTTGCGCTGCCAGGCCGCGTAGGAGCGGACGTCGCCGGAACCCCACACGTCCTGGTTGGCGGTGGACTGGTAGCGGTTGCAGTCCTCCGCGACGAGCCGCCGATGCATGGCCGCGATGATCGGTGAGCGGCGGCCGGCCTTGAAGAAGGAGGTGCCCGGGAACGGCTCGTACTTCTGCGTGCCCGGTGTCGGGGTGTTCACGAAGTCGGGCCAAGAGCCGGGGTCCTGGTGGTCGTTCTCCGGGACCTGAGCGTGCGCGTACCAGCCGGCCTGCTTCTCCCATACCGACTCGCTACGGCGGGAGGTGAAGTCCACCGGGCGGCCCATCGGCCACGCGTTGGGGACACCCCACGAGTGGACCCATGCCTGAAGGTCCTCCCACCCCTTGCACGGGGTGTCGACGAGCCGCGGGTAGACCTTCGTCCCGACCCGGCAGTAGGGGAAGAACAGCGCCTCTACCTGGATCACCACGGAGCCGGCCCGGTTGGTGCGCGTCCCGCCGGCCTGGTCGACGAGGGACTTCGAGCGGCAGTTGGCGGGGACGAACTGTGTGAACCTGCCGACGAAGGGGTCCCAGAGGATGTGGGAGGCGACGCCCTTGCCGCTGCCGGAGAAGTAGGAGCGCAGGTCCTCGTAGGGGGCGAGGTCCGCCGGCTTGGCCGCGGTGGCGTTCTTGTCCCACGTGATGTGGGCGATGGCCTTGGGTGGGCCGTCGTCGGTGGGCTGGTGGTCGCCTATGTCGAGCCGGGTGGCGCCCGGCATCCAGAGGTCGGGCATGTCAGGCTCCCGTGGTGGTGGTGTCGTGCACCAGCGCCTGCATCAGACCGTCCGCTTCCTGAACCAGGGCAGCTGCCCGAGCCAGTCGCGGATCCGTAGCAGGAGCTGGAGAAGGAGGAGGGGTGGGCACCGGCGTCGGCTGCGGTGCAGGGATCGGGTTCTTCTCCCCGGTGAGGTCCGCGAACCGCTGCCCCAGCGCGTAGAACGTGGCCACGCCGGTGAAGTACTGACCGGCCTTCGTTAGGCCCTCTTTGTCGAGCCGGACCCAGACCTCGTCGGCGTACTTGGTGAAGAACCGCCATGTCATGCGGGTCTCTTGACCCCAGGTGACGATGCCGAGGCCGTGCTCGTCGTAGGCGCCGCCGAGGATGCAGTGGCCGCCTTCGTTCTTGGCGCCGCTGACGATGTCCCATGGCTGGCCTGCGTTGAACTGGCGCATGGCGCTGTCGGGGAACTGGATGCCGATGCTGACGCTGCCGAAGAGGGCGATGGCGAGGCGGACGTGGTCGAGGTTGGCGGGGTCGATCGACGCATAGGCGACGATCTTGTGTCCGGCGATGCCGGTCTTCCGCCAGTACTTGAGCGCGTCTTGGACGTAGGTCCCGTTGTCCGTCGGGTTGTTCCCGGGCGGGCCCGCGTTCGGGTTGAAGCCGGTGACGTCGGAGTAGCCCTTGAGGATGTCGTCGTCGGTCGGCTGCTGTTCGTCGCCGGTGGCGTAGTAGGTGATCTGGTTGATGGCGTGCCCGATCTCGGCGAAGACGCAGTCGCCCCAGTCGGCGTTGCCGTACATGGGCCAGGTGATGTTGTCGTCTTGCCAGTCGCAGGTCTCGGGCGGGGCCGGGAGGTTGGCTTCCTGGAGGACGGGCGAGAGCCGCAGGTGCGGGCGGGCTGGCTGTGCGGGGGCCTTGCCGAGTTGGCGGGTTGGTGGTGCGGCCATGCGGGTCCTCCCACAAGCTAGGTTCCTTCGAATCGTAGCTTGTAGCACCCAGTCAGCCTACGAATCGTAGGCTACAGTTCGGCTAGCCCTTGGCTCAGGGCAGGCGGCAGGAGCGTGCACCGTGCGGGTCGCGTTCCTGCCGCTTCAAAAATCCCGCACCCACCCGCACAAACCCGCACAGGAGCCCCGCCATGGTTGACCGCACCAACGGGTTCATCCCTGATCGCCTGTTCACCGACGGCGTGCCACACATCGTTGAGATCGCACCCCCGCGCGACGACGTCCGCGTCATCGGCCGCGAAACCATCGGCGCCCCAGACGAGTACAACCGCGACGCGTACTGGCGGTGGGTCGACGTCTCCGGCAACGGCACGCATTGGTCCCACTTCCGGGGCCACCAAGTCCAGATCGACATCGAGTTTCATACCGCCAACCGGCGCGAAGTCAACGACTGGAAGGGCCGCGACGAGATCCGCGCTGAAGGAACCTGGACACTCGCGCTGGCTCGGCAACAGTGCTGGGAAGGCTTCCTTCGGCAGGACCCGCTCAATCAGCTCCTCGACATCCATCGCATCGCAACGCAGATGCTGAACCACTCGGCGATCGACTGGCGGTTGGAGACGAGGGCCGCCGATCAGCTGATGGGCCGTCGCGTCTACTACGACCGGACACCTGCCGTCGTCTCGTCAACCTGCGTGCTCGGCCAGGGCTGCGTGATGCTGCGGCCTGTCGGAGTCGATCGTTTTCCGCCGTCTGTTCATGCCCTCGACGATGAGGACGGCGACGACCCGTTCGAGCGCGACGAGATCAAGGTCGAGTTGTTGTGCGAGCGCGTGTGGTGGTGGCGAGACAAGCCCGCTGGGAACGAGCCGGACCTGCGGCGACGAAGCGAGGTTGAGTCTCAGGCTGCGCCCGCTCCGGACGGCGGCGAGTCGTGACCGTCATCTGCCGCGCCCTCGCCGCCTGGTTCGCGTTCACCGTGCTCGCCCCATACGGGCCCGTCATCTACGACCAGCAGCCCACCACCGCATGGAGCCACCGATGAGCCTCGGCACCCGCCACACCATCGCGCGCACCACTCGGATCTCCGACACCACCGCGTGGCTCCAATACCACGGCGCCACCTGGAAGCCCGGCGACCCGGCCACCACACACATCGTCATCCAACAGCCCGGCCAGCCGGACCTCGCCGCGCGCATCGGAGACACCCTCGTCTGGGACGGCACCAGCATCAGCGTCGAACCACGGGAGCGCTCGTGAACACTGCCGTCACCATCACCGCGATCATCGCCGCGCTCCTCCTCGCCCTCGCCATCGTCAACGCCATCCGCGACACCGCCAAAGCCAAACACCAGCCCCAGCAATGCAACGGCTGCACCTGCCACAAGGAGGGGACGTGACCGCACAACCGGAAGTCCTGAATCTCCCCGGCGGAAGCACCGCGCTCATCGACCCCGGCGACGTCGACCTCGTCAGCGGATACCACTGGCGCGTCCTCGAACTCGACGCCCTCACCTACGTACATGCCTGGGACGGCCCCAGACACCTCTACCTCCACCGCCTCATAGCTGCGCCACCCCTAGGGATGGTCGTCGACCACCGCGACGGCAACGGCCTCAACAACCAGCGCAGCAATCTACGCGTTGCCACCCACTCGCAGAACAGCGCCAACGCCGGACCCAACCGGCGGAAGGCGGGAAAGACGTCAGCGTACAAGGGCGTCTGCTTCGATCGTGGCCGCGGCCTGTGGGCAGCCACGATCCACCACCAAGGGAAGACGCGGGCACTAGGGCGGTACGCGAGCGAGATTGACGCAGCCGCCGCCTACGACAAGGCCGCGCTCGGAATCTGGGGCGAGTTCGCCCACCTCAACCTGGCACAGGAGCGACGGTGAACCAGCAGAGCATCGCTCCCATCCACCCGGCCCACACCATCCCCGCCGCCCTACGTGGCCCCGACTGGCGCGACCCCTTCGAAGGCATCCCAGTCCCCAAGGTCTTCGCATGGGCCGCTGACAACGCAGGTTGCGGATGGTATCGGGCCCAGATGCCGATGGAAGCCCTCGCCGCCCTCGGCCGCACCACCCACTACGGCACGCGGCTCCCCCGCCCGGTCCGCCACCAACGCGACACCATCATCGTCGGCCAACGCGTCTGCGACCCCGACCCATCCTCGATGTGGCAGCAGCTCGCCGTCGAAGGCCGCCACCTCATCTACGAAGTCGACGACGACCTCTTCAACATCGACCACCGCTCACCGGCCGCCCACCACTACTACGCACGCCCCGACGTCCGCGACAACATCCGCCGCAACATCCAAGTCGCCGCCGCCGTCACCGTCACCACCGAACCCCTCGCCGAGATCGTCGCCCAGTGGAACCCCAACGTCCACGTCATCCCCAACGCCGTCCCCGACTGGCTCACCGACCACCAGCCCCCGCAGCGTGACGACGGCACCCTCACCATCGGCTGGGGCGGCTCCGCCACCCACCAAATGGACTGGGATCACAGCGGACAACACATCCGCCGCTTCCTCCAACGCAACCCCCAAACCGAGTTGCACTGCATCGGCAACGACTACGGCGCCCTCCTCCGCGCACCCCGCCGCCGAGTCACGCCATGGCAGCACAGCGTCGAGGACTACTACCGCGTCGTCGACTACACCATCGGCGTCTGCCCCCTCATGCCACACATCTTCAACCTCGCCAAGAGCCCCGTGAAAGCCACCGAATGCGCGGCCCTCGGCATCCCCGTCGTCGCCTCCGCAGTCCGCCCCTACGAAGACTTCGTGCAGCACGGCGTCACCGGCTACCTCGTCCACCGCGACCACGAATGGGCCCACTATCTCCGCGCCCTCACCAACGAGCCAGCCATGCGGCAGGAGATGGGCCGCGCGGCCCGCGAGCACGCCCGCCAGTACACGATCAGCCGGCTCGCCCCGGCCTGGGAGAAAGCGATCCTCGGATGATCTGCCGCCAGTGCGCCGACGCCGCAGACCAAGGCCTGCCACCCGGCGCCCACTGCAACAACCCGGGCTGCTCCTGCGGCCACCGCGCCCCCACCCGGACGGAGGGCGCCCCGTGCTGACGATCCTCGTCCCCACCCGCGGCCGGCCCGCGAACCTCGCCCGCCTGTGGAAGGCATTCCTCGACACCTGCGAGTACGAGACCCGGCTCGTCGCGCTCGTCGACAGCGACGACCCCGAACTCCGCGGCTACCAGGACCTGTACAAGGAGCTGCGGGACGAGCCGATGTTCCGCATGGGCATCGGCCCCCGCCTCCGCCTCGGCCCCACCCTGAACGTCGCCGCACCCAAGTGGGCGGCCCGCTCCGACGCGGTCGGCTTCATGGGCGACGATCACCTGCCGCGCACCGTCGGCTGGGACGGCCGCTACCTCACCACGCTGAAGAACCTCGGCACCGGCCTGGTGTACGGCAACGACCTCATCCAAGGGCAGGCGTTGCCGACGCAGGTGGCGATGAGCTCGGACATCATCCTCGCGACCGGCCACATGGTGCCGGTTGGGCTGATCCACCTCTACGCCGACAATGCGTGGCTCGCCCTCGGCCAGGCCCTCAACTCGATCGTCTACCTGCCCGAGGTGACGGTCGAGCACCTGCACCCGATCGCTGGCCGAGCTCAGTGGGATGCGGGCTACGCGGAGGCGAACACCGACGCCCGGTCGGATGCGGACCGGAAGGTGTTCGAGCGGTGGCGGGAGCACGAGCTGCCGACCTGGGTGCAGCAGATCAAGGAGTACCACCGTGACTGACCTTCGCCCCACCATCAGCCCCCACCTGACCGCCGACGAAGTGCTGTATGTCCTCGCGGGCCGAGAGACCGTGCAGCTCGGCAACCTCAGCCTCTCGGTCGTCACCGGGGACCACGCTCCGGCTCCCAATGAGCCGGACTGGCCTTACACGGCAGGCGAGATCATCGTCACGCAGTACATCCACCCCGAAGGCTTCCGCGAGCTGATCAGCCGCCGAAGCATCGAAGCCTGGCACACCAGCGTGTTCTACCGGACCGAGGACCTACAGGAGGCCGTCGCGCTGTCGAGCCTGGTAGCAGCCGGAGCAGAGCGCGGCATGTACCAGTGGGACGGGAGCGTTTGGTACCGCTCCGCCGACCAGCAGGAGGCTCACGAACGCTGGTGCAGCGTCGGCGATGAGTATGCAGCCTTCGTGGGCGACACAAACGCGGCCAACACCTACGGAATGGACATCTCCTACCCCGACAAGTACCCGCCCGTCGAGAAGGAACCACGCCATGGCTGAGTACCGCCTGTTCCCTGAAGGCGAGACGCCGCA